TACAGTTACCGTCCGATAGCGCACCTTTAAATAAAATTGAAATAGTTGATTCAGCTAAACCGTAAATATTTACCGTTACTCACGTCAAATACTAGATACTTTATTATAACGGGAGGGAGAGGTTCCGCTAAATCATTTAGTACATCTTTGTTATTTACAAAACTTTGTATTGAGGAACAACAAAGGATTCTATTTACTAGGTACACAATGGTATCTGCCCACCTTTCTATTATACCTGAGTTCATAGAAAAGATACAGTTATTAAATGCTGAAAAGCTGTTTAAAATAAATCAATCAGGAATTGAGAATAAAATAACAAATTCAAACATTATTTTTAAAGGGATTAAAACAAGCTCAGGCGACCAAACAGCTTCATTAAAGTCATTACAAGGTGTATCGACATGGATTTTAGACGAGGCTGAGGAACTAGTAGACGAATCTATTTTTGATAAGATAGACTTATCCGTTCGTTCTAATGTAATTCAGAATAGAATAGTTTTAATACTTAACCCAGCAACTAAAGAGCATTGGATTTACAAAAGGTTTTTTGAATCAAAAGGAATACCTGAGGGATTTAATGGCGTTAAAGACGATACTACCTACATTCATAGCTCTTATTTAGATAATGTAAACAATTTAAGTAAATCTTTTTTAGCCCAAGTAGAGCATTTAAAATTAAAAAATCCCGATAAGTTTAGACATATCATAATGGGTGGATGGCTTAACAAAGCTGAGGGAGTTATATTTACAAATTGGATTATAGGGGATTACAATAATAATATAGACCCTGTATTTGGACAGGATTATGGATTTAGTATAGACCCAACCGTTTTAATTAAAGTAGCTATTGATAAAAATAATAAAAAGATATACATTAATGAATGTTTTTGTAAGTCAAACATGACTACAAGTGAGATTGAAACAGAAAATAAAAGGTATGCTGATAAGAGATTAATTATAGGAGACTGCTCAGAGCCTAGATTAATAAATGAACTAAAGAATAAAGGTTGTAATATTAAAGAGGCTGTTAAAGGTCAAGGCTCAGTAACGGCAGGAATTGCTTTAATGCAAGATTATCAATTAGTTATTAGCGAAAACAGTACTAATGTTATTAAAGAACTCAATAACTATTCATGGAATGATAAAAAGTCAGGGATTCCAATAGATTCATATAACCATTGTATTGATGCTATTCGTTACGCTGTAATGTTTCAATTAGTTAATCCTGAAATTACTAAAATGAAGCCGTTAAGTTTTGGTGTGGTTAGAAGATAATTAATTATATTTGTGAAATGGTTACTATTAAAGAATTAAAAAGTTAGTATTATTTTGAATTGGATTTAATATCCTTAAAAAAATTAACGGTAATTAAAGCCGCAATTAATTTTGTAATCATTTTCCTTATTCATAAAATTAGCATCAATGTCTTGGTAAAAGCTAATTAAATGCAACCCCTCTTTACTTCCATCATTCCAATACCAATGTTCGCTTTGGTCAGTACTTTGGAATGTTCTTGCGATTCTAGGAAACCTTCGCAAACTTTCTTCCATAAAATCTATTTCAGTTTTTGCTCTTTCTTCCACTCTTAATTTAATTAGCCTTTCTTTTTCTGTTTCTAATTTTAAAGCGGCTTCTTGTACAATTTTGCTTAAGTAATCTTCCATTTTTATTTGTTTAATAATTGGATTAATAATCGGATATAGAAGTGGTTTCCCCATGCCACTTGTTTCTAAACTCTCCTACTTCTCCATGCCTATTCTTTGCTATAATATGTAGCATTAATCCTTTTGTTGATATTTCTTCCCCCTTGTATTCGTACAATTCGAGTCCAAAATATTCAGGTCTGTATGGGAATATAACCATATCAGCATCCTGTTCAATAGCCCCACTTTCTCTAAGGTCAGATAAGTTAGGTTTGCGAACAACGCCACCCTTAACCGAATCTCTACTAAGTTGAGATAAAGCTATTACAGTAACTTCTAATTCTTTTCCAAGTCCTTTTAGTCCTCTACTTATTTCAGCTATTTCTTGCTCTCTGTTTTTATTCGGAGTTCCACTCATTAATTGAAGGTAGTCGATTATAATTAATTTAATACCTTTCTCTCGCTTTAGTTTACGAGCTTTTGACCTCAACATGTTTAGGGATATAGAAGGGGTCTCATCAATAAACAAAGGCACTTTATTAAAAACATTTGTATTCTTTTCAAGATAATCATGTTTGTAAGTATCAAGTCTTGAGCCAGCTATTTCACTTGCCATTAATCCAGTTTCTTTAGCTAATATTTTAGCTACCAATTGTATAGAACTCATTTCTAAAGTAAATATAACAACTGGAAATTTTTTCATAGCAGCATGAACAGCGTATTCAATAGCCACAGATGTTTTACCCATTCCAGGGCGTCCAGCTAATATAATTAAATCTGAAGGCTGCCATCCATGAAGTATATTTTGCAATATGGTTAAAGGAATCGGAACCCCTTTTTGTACACCGCTTATAAGAGCGTTCATATTATTAGCTATTACTTCATCTTTAATAACATCTAATCGCTTAGCCTCTTTCTTATCTAATCCAGTTAAAAGACTTTGAATAGTGTCAATTCCATAATCAATTAATTGAAAGCAATCAGTACTCGGCTCATAAGCCCTGTTAATAATTGAGTTACCGATATTAATTAATTGCCTAAGTAAGTAGGTTTGGACAACGTAAGTACAATGCTGCGCAATGTTAGCATCTGAGGACACTCTATTTGTTAGATTAGATACATAATAAGAACCTCCAACTGCTTCTAACTTACCCTCTTTTCTAAGTTGTTGAGTTACGGTTGAGATGTCTATCTTTTGGTTATTCTTAATTAGATCTTCAATAGCAGAAAAAACCATTGAGTTTTCAGCTTTATAGAAGTGGTTAGGAGTAAGCATTCCGGTAACAGCATCGTATCTGTTTTCTAGGATTATAGCTCCTAGTACTAGCTCTTCAAATTCTACGGCTTGGGGTTGTGTCCTTTCGTTTTTCATAATTTATCCTTATTAATTAAATATAAAATAACTCCAAGCGATAAACCTATAACCGCGCAAATAAATCTATCAAAATAACCCCAATCTTTAAAGTTAAAATTTACATTTACAAACGCAATTAATAAATATGTTATTAAAAACGGAATTAATCCTATCATAATATTTTTTATTTCTTTCATAATTTTTCTATTTCGTTTTTAACTTCGTTCCAATAATTAGACGGATTAATACTACCATGATTATATTGGTTTTGCAAAATTATAACCTCATCAACTGCTATTAAGGAACATTGTTTAGCATCATAATATCCATCGCTAAATAAACATAATTTCATTTTATAGAATAATTCTTTAGCTTTTTCTTTTGGTGTAATAATATTCATTTTAAAGCGTTTTAGTTTGTTAGGAGTAGGGTAACCTTTTTTCAATTAAAGTTCATTAGATTTAAAGAGTGTTCTAAAATTGCTTAATATTTTCTGTTCCATAACCCGTTGATTTGTTTTTATCTATTATTTGTTCTTTTGATAACCAATTTTTAGCCGTTATAAATAAACTTTTATAATTTGTATTTTTTTTATAGTTTTCTATGTTTTCTAAAATTAAATCAATCTGTGATTTTTTATACCCAAGTTGCAATAATTTATTAAACTCATCTTCGTAAATTTTTAAATGAGAAAATTCTTTATAAATTATTCTTTTATTTAATTCTTCTTTACTTTCCTTTTCTTTTCTTTGCTTTATTTCGCTTATCGGTTGGTTAGCTGTCGGTTTTTTTTCTAGTGTTTCCAATACTTTAGGACGTCCACCTTTCTTTCCATTCTCAGAATTAACTTTAGAAATATGATTAGCCTCTATTAATTGCTCATCTAAAAATTTGATTGAAATTAACCCACCGCTTACCGAAATATAACGATTGATTAAATCTAATATTCTACTGGTTTTCATTCTTTTTTCTAAATCTTCGATTGTAAGATTACCATTTCTTTGCCAGTATAATGCACATACATTTATAAAAATACCTTGAAGCTCATAGTCTTCAAATACAATATCCCCTGTTAACCATTCAGTTGATATAAATTTAAAATAAGGAAAATCTTTAGCCATAATAAAAAAACCCTACTAAAACAAAGGCGACCCCACTATCTAAAGAATTAGATAATTGGCTTTGTTCTTTCGGGAATATTTTATTAAATTTTTTCATCGGTCGCTGATGCAAATATAATGTTATTTATTTACTTTACAAATTATTTAACTTTTATTCCAGTTATTTCTTCAAACTTTATTGGGCAAAAATTAGGTAAATCAATAAATACTTTTTTGTATTCATCTGTAAAATTATGCCAAGCATTTTTCCAAGCCTCTTTAATTGAAATAGTTTTTAAATAACCTTCCGTCGTTTCTGCTTTTGGATTATTATTTTTTTCCTCATCAGTCATTGAATTAAAAGGAATCCATATAGTTGGGTCAATCGAATTCATTATCTTAATAGCTTTAGAATCCTCCCATTCTTTAACTGTCATATTAGTTTCCTTATCAAAAAGAAAAATTTTTGGATTGTTTTCGGTGCAGAATGCACCTGAATTCCTATTGCCTGAATTACTATCGCCTGAATTACTATCGCCTGAATTACTATTGCCTGAATTCGCCCAACCGTTATTTTCTTTTCCGGTATTGGCGATTCCTGATGTTAAATATGTTTCTTTATTAAACTTAGAAAAATATTCATGTGATAATACAGAATTAGACGCGCACCAATTTATATTATCATAAATTACTTTTAGTAATTCTTCTTGATTTTTAGTAGATAAAAATCTTTTATATTCATAGATACAAGGATTATGCGGTTTTACTTTTTGATTAAATTCTTCTTTTAAATCTTCGAATTCGGTGTTTTTTTTTACATTTTTTATATTTTTCATAGGTTTTATATTAAATGATTAACGCCCAAAACAAATGTAGCCCCGACTAAAGGCATCCAAATGTAATGAGCGTTAAAGGTTAAGTAGTTTTTCATTAGTCGGTATTTGCTACAAATATAATTATTTTTTTAACTTATAAACAACAAATCTATTTTTTTTATTAACATTCCATTGTGAAAAGATATTAAAGCCATGCCTCCTTAATACTAGAATGTAAGCCGATAGCCTTGTAATTCTATACTTTGTGATAGCCTCCCATGAAGTAATAGTTTTAAACTTTAATAAGTGGGTTTTAATTTTCTTTAATTGTGATTCGTTTGGTTTCATGTTTTAATTTTTTTTATAACTATATTGTAAATCAATAGGTTTCATTATAATTGATATTATTTTACTGTACTTAGCGAATAGTTAGCAGCAATAACTACCGACCACCTTCGACATAGTGTTCACGTATTTCTTTCGCTGCATCGTTTTGAGCATCAACCGCCCCTTCTTGATAACACTTTTCAGCAAAATCACGAAGGAT